CGAAGCTGCCCGACGCGCAGGTGTACAGGCTGGTGCAAAACGCCCAGCAGCTTCTTACGACCTCCGTTCGCAAGCTTCGAGTGAAAACGTTCATTGGTTCCTATGAGCTGTCCGACGAGCCGTCGCCGTTCCCGCACGGGCAATACCCCTTCATCCCTTTCATCGGCTACCTCGACCGCTACCTGAACCCCTTCGGCGTGCCCCGGATGCTCACCGGGCAGAACGAGGAAATCAACAAGCGTCGCTCCATGAACCTCGCCATGCTGCAAAAGCGGCGCATCATCGTGGAGGAGGGCGCCGCCGATGACCTCCAAAGCCTTTACGAGGAGGCCAACAAGCCGGACGGCTTCATGGTGCTGAACCCCGGTGGCCGCGCCCGCATGGAGATCATCGAGGGCGCGCAGCTTTCGCAATACCAGATTCAGGTGCTGGAGCAGTCGGAGAAGGAAATCCAGCAGATTTCCGGGGCCAACGACGAGGCGATGGGCTACACGTCCAATGCCAACTCGGGCAAGGCCATCGAACTGCGCCGCCAGCAATCCTCGACCATCATGGCTTCGCTCTTTGGCAACTACCGCCGTTCGATGGCACGCCTCGGACAGCTTGTCATCGCCAACGTGCAAGGCGCGTGGACCGCCGAAAAGGTACTGCGCATCACCGACAAGATGACCAATGCCGAGCGGTTCGTGACCGTGAATCAGAAGGTCCTCGGCGAGTCCGGGGACGTCATCGACATCCGCAACGACATCACGCAGGGCATGTACGACGTGATTGTCTCCGACGCCCCGGCCACGGACAGCGTGCGCGAGCAGAACATGAACCTGCTCATCGAGTGGTGCAAGCAGTCGCCGCCCGAGGTCATCCCCTACCTCATGGGCATGGCGATGGAAATGAGCAACCTCCCGAACAAAGACCAGCTCATGATGAAGCTTAAGCCCATGATGGGCATCACCTCGGAAGAGATGGACATGTCGCCGGAGGAACTTCGGCAGAGGGCGCAGCAGGAAGCCGAAGCCAAGGCGCAGGCCGAGCAAATGCAGCAGCAGGCCCAACAGGAACTCATGCGGGCCGGGCTTGAAAAGGCGGGGCTCGAAAACGAGCTCCTGCGCGCCCAGATTGAAAAGACACGCGGAGAAGCCGGAATGAAGGCCCGTGAGCAGGACCGCAAGGACTTCCAGACGGGCGTCGAGGCCGGGGAAACCATCCGCCGGGTGCGCGCCGGGGAGGGCGGGGCAGGGGTGGCTTTTGTGCCGCCCGCTGCGCCCACCATGCCCTCGCCCGTTCCTTCGTCCAACCCTCAACCTACTATGCTCTATGAATAAAACTGATTTCGGGGCCATGACCCCGGCGCAGGAAGCCGCTTTCGAACGCCGGGCCGAGGCGTGGTTCCGCGGGCACCGCCCCTGCCCGCCGGGGCGCGATCCCCGCTTCTGGAACAAGCGCGATCTCCCGGGCGCGGCGGACGCCTACCGCATGGGCTACGAGCGCATCCGCTGGGACGCGCCCGGCCCGGGCGGCACAGGCAGCGGGGACGGCCCGCCCCTTGCTCCGGCCAACGATCTTTCGGACGCATCCGCCGTCATGGATGCAGCAAACCACTCGCCCGCTCAGGCGTAAAACGGAGAAGCACATGGAAGCAGGAACGCAGGACATCCGGCTCGAAAGCCCGATCATGGAAACGGACGCGCAGGCCATCGCCCCTGAAGGCGCGCCCAGCCGTCCCGCCGGGGACGAGCTGGACTTTTTCGACGAGGCGGTGAGCGAGGCGCAATTGCGCGGCGAGACCCCGCAGGAAGAGGCCCACGGGCGGGAAGAAACGGAGCCGCCCGCTCCGAAAGGGCCGCAGGGGGACGGGGAATCCGAAGGCGCGGAAGAGAAGCCCGCCGAGGACGGCCAGCCGCCCAAGGGCTTTGTGCCGCACGCGGCCCTGACCGAGGAGCGCGCCAAGCGCAAGGAGGCGCAGCGCCGCGTGGAGCGGCTTGAGCGCGAACTCGCGGCCCGGACAAAGGACGTGGCCGAGGAGCCGCTCCCGGAAGCCCCGGAAGGCGTTTCCGGCGCGGTGCGGCGTTTTGCGGCGGAAAACCCGCAGTATGCCGCGCTCGCGTTCGAGGACTCCCCGGACGGGCGGCTCCTGCGCGACAAGCTCGACACCTATGGCGAAGAGGACGCCGTGGTGCTCGCCAAGACCCTGCGCGTGGAGCGCGAGCTTGCCGAGCGCAAGCGTCGCGAGGAAGGGGCGGCGGACGACGCCTATCTGACCACCTGCGTGCGCGAGATGTCCGCCATGTTCGAGGACGGGCTCGACGGGCGGCAGGCGCGGGAGCTTGTCGGCTACCTTCAGGAGGAGGCCGGGCTCAACCCCGACACGATCACGCTCCTGACCTCGCCCAACACCGTGATCATCGATCCCCGCACGGGGCGGCGTTCCTACCTCGGAGGCCGGGCGCTCGAGCTTGTCGGCCTGTTCCGGGAGGCCTACGCCCTTGCCGCCGCTTCCGGCCCGGAGCGCATCCGGGAGGCGATCGAGGCCGAAGTCACCCGCAAGGTGATGCAGAAATTCAACGGCGAAGAGCCCGCCTTCCGCGAGCTTGGCGACGCGCCCGGCCACGGGGAAGCCCCCGTGCGGGCCATCCCGGCCACGGAAGAAGCCTTCGCCCGTCTTTCCCCCGAGGCGCAGGAACGCCTCTTGCGCGGGGAACTTTAGGAGAACGTGAATGGCAGGAACCGAGTTTCCCCTCAACCATCCGCTGGCGGTGCAGCTCTTTTCCAAGAGCCTCGCCGTGGAAGCGGGCAAGCGGCAGTATTTCAGCAAGTTCATGGGCACGGGCGAATCCTCGCTCATCGTGGTCAAGACCGATCTGCAAAAGCAGGCGGGCGAAAAGATCACCGTGGGCCTGCGCCTGAAGCTGCGCGAGGACGGCGTGGAGGGCGACAACGTCATCGAGGGCACCAGCGCGGAAGAGGCGCTGACCTTTTTTAGCGACTCCCTCTTCATCGACCAGAAGCGCAAGGGCACCAAGTCCAAGGGCAAGATGTCCGAGCAGCGCGTGCCCTACAACCTGCGCAAGGAAGGCCGCGACGCGCTCGCGACATGGTGGTCCGAGTACTACGACGAGCAGTTCATGATGTACCTCGCCGGGGCGCGCGGCATCAACGCGGACTTCATCTCGCCCCTGTCCTTCACGGGCCGGGCCAACAACCCGCTCGAAGCCCCGGACGCCGAACACGTCGTCTACGGCGGCGCGGCCACGGGCAAGGCGGGCCTCAAGGCCGGGGACGTCATGTCCCTCGCCCTCGTGGAAAAGCTGGCGGCCAAGGCCGAAACCCTTGACCCCATGATGCAGCCCGTGAGCGTGGACGGCGAGCGCAAGCACATCCTGCTCATGCACACCTTTCAGGCATTCAGCCTGCGCACCTCCGTCTCCCAGAACGACTGGCTCGACATCCAGAAGACGGCGGGGTCCCGGGGCGAGGGCAACCTCGTCTACAAGAACGCGCTCGGCGAATACGCCGACGTCATCCTGCACAAGCACCGCAACGTGATCCGCTTCAACGACTACGGTTCGTCCGGCAACGTGGGCGCGGCGCGGGCGCTCTTCCTCGGCGCGCAGGCCGGGCTGGCCGCGTGGGGCGGGGCCTCGGGGCAGGGCCGCTACACGTGGAACGAGGAAAAGGACGACCGCGGCAACGCGCTGGCCATCACCGCCGGGGCCATCTTCGGGGTGAAGAAATCCCGCTACGACAACAAGGATTTCAGTGTGATCGCGGTGGATACCGCCTGCGCTGATCCCAACGCCTAGGAGGAAGCATGGCGATTTTCCAAAGCGACGCCGTGAAAAGCGGCATGACCTTTCTCGGCACGGCGGCGCCGGGCGCGGTGCTCTGCCGCTCGGGACAGGTCAAGGCCACGTTCGCCGCCGGGGACGTGCTGGAACTCGTGCCCATCCCCAAAGGCGCGATGGTGCTGGATGTGCGGGTGGCGAGCGACGCACTCGACGCCTGCACTACCGTCACGGTGGGCGACAAGGCCGATCCCGCCCGCTATTTCGCGGGGCTGGACCTCTCGGCGGCGGGCGCGCACAGCGCCTCTTCCGGGGGAGCGGCAACAGCGCTCAACCACGTCTATGCCGCCGACGCCGTGCTCACCGTGACCGTCCCGGCGGCCCAGACGACCGCCAAGGCCGTGTCCGCCCACGTCTTTTACAAGATGGTGGACGGTTCCCTCACGGACGAGGCGCAAACCTTCCCGGCCTCCTAAACCAGACCGGGGGCCGGAATGTGATCCGGCCCCCAAGGATACGCCATGTTCTTGAAAATGCTTGGACCCGAGCCCCTTGAACTGACCATGCCGTGGCTGCGCGGAGGCCCGTATACGGCGGAACCGGGTGCCGTTTTTGAAGTGGACGGGCGGGATGGAGAGGCCCTCCTTCAAGGGAACGGGTGCTTGTTCCAGCCGGTGGACACCCCGGAAAAGGGGCTTATGCCAGCCCCTCTCGCGTCGGGCCTCGCCGCCAAGGAAGGAGAGGCGGGCCGGGTTTCCATGCCGTCTCCCGCGTCTCCCGTAGAGGAAAAGCCCCGCCGCCGGAAGAAGGCCGCCCCCGAAGCGACGGGGAAGGGAGAATAGCCATGCTGTGCAGCGACATTCTGCGCAGCGTCTCCGCCAAGCTGCAGGACGAGGACGCCGAAGCCCGGCGCTGGCCGTGGGAATCGGCGGCGGGCGGCTATTCGCTCATGGATGCCCTGAACGCCGCCGTGCGCGAAATCGTGGCCCAACGCCCGGACGCCACGGCGCAGACCGAGCCCATGCGGCTGGAGCCCGGCATGATGCAGCGGATTCCGCGCACGGACATCCACCAAACCGGAAGGAACGCCGTCTCCCTGATCAACGTGATCCAAAACCTCGGCGCCGACGGCCAGACGCCCGGACGCCCGATTTTCCGGGCGGAACTTGACGCCCTGCGGACCGCGGCGGCATGGGGCAGGGCCGGAAGCCGGGTAGAGAACTGGGCTTACAGCCCTCTGGACAGCCGCGAGGTTTTCTGGGTGTACCCCGGCGTCGAGCCCGGGAAGGACGTCTGGATCGAAGCCGCCTATGCCGCCGAGCCCGCCCGGGCCGCCACGCCTTCAGACGTGTTCCCGCTGCCGGAATCCTTCGCCAATGCCGCGTCTCTATGGATTTTGTTCGACGTGCTGGCGGGCGACCATTCGGAAGCGAATTTCGCCAAGGCGCAGGCGTTTTATCAGGCTTTCGCCCAAAGCCTCGGCGTGAAGCTGCAAACGGACCTCGCGTTCCCCATCAGACAGGGAGGCGTCAACGATGCCACGGCTTGACGACATCATCGCGGACATCCTGCCCGAGGTTCAGAACGCCCCGGCGGACACGCTCAAAAAGGCCCTGCGCGAGGCGGCCCGCACCCTGTGCCGCCGCAGCAAGGTCTGGCGCGCGGACGTGGAAGGCACGCTCCTGCCCGGCATAGCTCAAGTGGAACTTGAACTTCCCCGGGACGCCGCGCTTGTGGACGTGGCCTGCCTGTACAGGCCCGGGCAAGGGCCGCAGGGCGGGGGCTTCCCCTCGCGCACGGGGCAGCTTTTCGGCGATGCCTTCCGCCTTGGCGCGGACGGCGCGCTGGCCTTGGCCGAGGCCCCGTCCGAGGGCGGGACGCTGCGGGCTGTGGTTTCGCTCGCGCCTACGCCGCAGGCGGAACGCCTCGACGACGCCCTCTACGATGCGTGGGGCGCGGCCATCCGGCACGGCGCGCGCTGGCTTTTGAAGTCCATGCACGGGCGCGAATGGTTCGAGGCGCAGGTGGCCCTCTACCACCAGCAGGAATTCGAGCGGGGCATCGCGCAGGCGGCGCACGCCGCGCTCCGGGCCTGCGAGCAGTCGCGCCCCGCCGCCCTGCGTAACCGTTTTCTCTAGCGAGGCCGCATGATTCCAACAGTCAACGTCACCGTCAACGTGCACGGGCAGGACGGCGGCCCCATCCGGGACGCCTTGGTCTTCGCCCGGCTGACGGCGGTGGAACGCTACAAGGGCTACGTGGTCGCGGGCGAGTATTCGGGCCGGACCGACGAAAAGGGCCGGGCCGTGGTCGCGGTCTTTCCCAACGCGCTCGGCAGCGAGGGCAGCGAATACCGCTTCCGCATCGTCACCCCTTCCGGGAAGGGCTTTTCCGTTTACGCCACGGTGCCCGACAGGGACTGCAACCTGCACCAGATTTGCGAGCTTGAGCCCGTGGAGCGGCGCGGGGCCGGGCAGGTCGTCGCTTCCGAGGCCGCCGGTGTGGCACTGGCCAAGGCCGCCGCCCGCATCATGGTCGGCGAAACCATCCAGCAGCAGCGTGACAACGGCCTGCTCCTGCCCCACGGCGACGGT